GGCAAGACAGGGGCAACATCTACTACCCTTCCTGCTTCCCAGCAAATCGCACATGGCTCCGCCGGTTTGACTATCGCCAAGCTGGTAGAGGCAAAGCAGAAGCTCGATGAGCAATCTGTCGATCCGTCCATCCGCCGTTACATCGTTTGTTCGCCAAAACAGATCAGCGATCTGTTGAACAATACGACAGTAACATCCGCAGATTTCAACACTGTCAGAGCTTTGGCTACCGGCCAAATATCTGAATTCGTTGGATTTACCTTCATCGTAAGCAATCGCTTGAAGGTGGATGGCAGCTCGAACCGTCTGGTCTACGCATGGGCGCAAGACGGAATAAAAATGGCTCTTGGGAAGGAACCGACCGCGCGTATCGAGGAACGGGCCGACAAGAGTTATTCAACCCAGGTCTACTACTGTAGCTCCTTCGCCGCTACGCGGATGGAAGAAGTGAAAGTAGTTGAGATCGCATGTTCGGAGTGATGAGAGATGGGAACGGTATATTCCACACAGCGCACTAATGCGCGCGCAAATCCGGTGGTCAACAACAAGACCAACGAGATCGGTGGCCGTGTTCGGATCGCTCATGGCGTCTATGAGGCATCTTCGCTTGCAAGCGGTGAGGTCATCGAGATGTTCAAGCTCCCCAACGGCGCTCGTATCATCAGCGGCACCCTTGCCCATGATGCCCTCGGTGGTTCCACTACGCTGTCCGTAGGCCACGCGGCCTACACTGACAGCTCTGGTACTGCTGTCGCGGCAGACCCGGACGAGTTCAAGGCGGCAGCGGCATCGACATCTGCACAGAAGGTCGATATCGCAGCAACCCTGGCTCTCGGCTCGGGCATTGAGATCGATGCAAACGAGGACGGTTACATTGTGACCGCCACCATGGGTGGCGCAGCAGGCACCGGCACCATCGAGGTGACGATGCTCTACGCGCTCGACTAACCTCCCAGGCGGGGCCGGTAGCACGATCGGCCCCGCCACCAAATCAATCTAGGAGATTGCGATGCCATCGGCTGTGGACATCTCAAATGCTGCCCTAAACACGCTCGGCGCAACGAACATCATTTCGCTGACAGAGGACAGCAAGGCCGCGCGCATCATCAATCAACGCTATGATACCGTCCGCGACGCTGTTTTCCGGTCACATAACTGGAACAGTCTGATCCGGCGCGTCGATCTGGCAAAGCTGTCAGACGCTCCCACCTTTGGCTATGCAAACCAGTACGCCTTGCCAGGCGACTGCATCCGCGTCCTCGAGTTCTCGAATGGCACGCTGGCCTATCCCCAGGACAATATATTCAGCAACAGCGGTGGTCCGGTCTATGTGATCGAGGGCCGCAACCTTTTGACCGATGAAGGCGTGGCAAAGATCAAATATGTTAGCCGCGTCACCGATCCAAACGAATATGACACCCTGCTGCTCGACACCATATCGGCTAGGCTGGCATATGAGATTTGCTACGCCATCACCGGATCGAATTCGATGATCGCAACAACGAAAGCGCTGTATGACGACAAGGTCAAGGAAGCACGCTTTGTCGATGCAACAGAAGGGGCAGCAGAGAAATTTGAAGCCAGCGATCTGATCGAAAGCAGGTTCTAGCATGGCGCGCTCCGCACCATCACTGTCGAGCTTTGTGGCTGGCGAGATATCGCCGCGCCTCGAGGGCCGCACCGAGCTGGACAAATACAGAGCCGGCCTGTCCGAGCTTTTAAACATGATCGTCCACCCGCATGGCGGCGTGTCACGCCGGCCAGGCACAGAGTTTCTGGGCGAGGTCAAGAACAGCGCGATCAAGACACGCCTGATACCGTTTCAGTTCAAGACAAGTGACACCTACATCCTGGAGTTTGGCGACAGTGTGATGCGTGTTTACCGCAACGGTGGACAGGTCCTCGATGCTGCAAAGACCATCAGCGGGGCAACCCAGGCCAACCCTGTCGTCGTCACAGCCACAGGACATGGTCTGTCGAACGGAACAGAAATATTCATATCGAGTGTTGCCGGCATGACGCAGCTCAACGGTCGCAACTATAAAATCGCAAACCAAGCGACCAACACCTTCGAGCTGCAAGATTTGTTTGGGAACAACATCAATGGCACAGGCTTTTCTGCTTATACGAGCGGTGGCACGGCTGAACCGATCTTTGAGGTTGCCACGCCATATGCCGCTGCCAAAATTTTTGACATAAGGTTTGTCCAGTCCGCCGACACAATGTTCCTGGTGCATCCAGAATTTGCGCCCAGGACGCTAACCAGGAGCGGCCACACCACCTGGACATTCGCAACGCCGACATTCATGGATGGGCCGTATCTAAACCAGAACACCACTGCCACGACGCTGAACCCTGGCGCAACAACTGGCAGCAGCGTCGCCCTGGTGGCAAGCGCTGATTTGTTTGCCAGCACAGATGTCGGCCGGCTGGTCAAACTGCATGGCGGCAACGCCACGATCACAGCCTTTACTGATGCGCAAAATGTGACTGTGACTATCAATTCGAACCTGTCCGCCAGCACAGCAACGGCTGATTTCTCGCTTGGTGCTTGGTCAGATACCACTGGCTATCCCAGCACGGTGACATTCTTTGAGCAGCGCCTGGTCTTCGCCGGCACGACCAACGAGCCGCAGACCATGTTCTTCTCGAAGAACGGTGACTATCTCAACATGACAGCCGGCACCAACGATGATGACGCCATCATCTACACGATCGCATCGAACCAGGTGAACGCTATCCGCTACCTGTCAGCGACGCGGGTTCTGACGATCGGCACGACCGGCGGCGAGTATGTTCTGACCACAACCAATGATGGGCCGGTCACGCCGACCAATGCGCAAATCAGAAAATACAGCAACTACGGCACTGCCCTGGTCGAGCCTGTCCAGGTCGCAGATGTGACGCTGTTCTTGCAGCGCGCCAAGCGCAAGCTGCGCGAGTTCCGATATGCCGGCGAGGTCAACACCAGCGGCTATACAGCGCCCGACATGACGATCCTGGCCGAGCATATCACCGAAGGCGGCATGCTCGACATGGCCTACCAGCAGGAGCCGGACAGCATTGTCTGGATGGTGCGCAACGATGGCGTCCTGATCGGCATGACCTACCGGCGCGAGGAAGAGGTCATTGCCTGGCACCAGCATAAGCTCGGCGGGACCTACACCGGCACCCATGAGGGCGCAGCCTCGAAGACCTATGACTATGGGCTGGTCGAAAGCATTGCTGCCCTGCCAGGTGAGGATGCAGAAGACGAGCTGTATATGGTCGTCAAGCGCACGATCGGGGGCGCGACAAAGCGCTATGTCGAGCGGCTGAAGACCTTTGACTTTGGCGACGGCACAACAACGGCTTTTTTTGTCGATTCAGGTTTGTCATATAGCGGCAGCGCGACCGCTTCACTCACTGGCCTGCATCACCTGCGGGGGCTGTCGGTCGTCTCTTTAATCAATGGGGCCACACATCCAGACAAAACGGTCAGCTCGGGCGCGATATCGCTCGATGTCAACGCCACAGCCGCCGCTGTCGGGCTTGGATATACGAGCCGAATGCAGACGCTGCGCCTCGAGGCTGGATCGGTGGATGGCACCAGCCAGGGCAAGCCCAAGCGCATACACTCGATCACGCTGCGGCTGCACAAGACGGTCGGCATCGAGGTCGGCAGCTCGACAAGTGAGGTCGATCGAATACCGTTTCGATCATCAGCAGATGCAATGGGATCGCCGCCGGCGCTTTTTACAGGCGACAAGGAGGTTGAGTTTGCTGGGGGCTTTGAGGATGACGAGCAAATCGTCGTCAGGCAAACCCAGCCGCTGCCGCTGACGGTCCTGGCAATCTACCCACGCATGAACACCTTCGACAAATAGGGGTCGCTATGGTTTGGAGTACAGTCGCGCAGGTCGGTCTAAGTCTCTATGGGGCAAGGCAGCAGCAAAAAGCAGCGGACAGGGCAGCCGGTGAGGCGCTGCGCATCGGTGCTGCTAATGCTGAGATTATCGAGCGCGATATCGATATCGGCAAGCAGCAGATCGTCAATCTCGAAAAAGCTCTTGAGATTAGCAACAGCCGAAAACGGATGGCCTTCGGGGCCGTGCAGGGATCGGTGCGAAACCAGTTCGCAGGTGCCGGCGTCGATCTAGGGCGCGGCGCGCCGGTGACGGTGCAGCTCAAGAACGCTGCCGAGTTTGAGTACGAGCTGGGGATCGATGCCTACAACACATCGATCGCGATCCAGGAGGTCGAGGACGGTATCGAGGAGACAAGGATGCGCGCCGAGGTGTCCCGCATGGGCGGCCAGGCAGAAGCCAGCGCGCTGCGATCTCGAGGCACCCAGGCATTGCTGAAGGGCCTCGGGACATCTGTAGCGATCGCGGATGAAGAGGGAATGTTTAGAAGAGATTACTGGTCAGGGCTCCGCAAAAGCTGGAGTGGTGGCTGATGCCGAGGATACCTGTCTACACCACCAGCGCTGCGCCAACGACAGCCACTGGCAAAAAGTCCTGGGGCGTGCGCATCAACAGCAGCCCATTCATCCAGGCCGCGCTCCAGAAGGGCGATACAGCCGCCACGGCGACCGACCTAATCACTGATTTCCTTGCCAGCCGCGAGACGCGCCGGCGTGAAGCCGAGGTCAGCCAGGCGCTAATTGCTGCCGAAACATTTATGACCTCGAAAGTGACGGAGCTGTCGCGTGCGAACAACCCAGCAGATGTGTTCGGCCCCGACCTGACCAAGCCGGACAATTGGAGCGCCAGCCTGATGGAGATCAGGGACGAGTTCCGCAGCCCATTGTCGCCTGGTGCGCAGCGTCTGTTCGACACTAAGTTCCAGG